GTGCCGCTGGTCACCGTGCCGGAGAAGGTGTAGGAGAAGCCGGCCCCGAACGTGGTGGTTCCGTCGCTGGTGGTGTCGTCGGCGATAACGCCGAGCGCCTTGGCTTGGGCTCGCGCCAGCCACCAGTTCCCGCTCGAGGACGGGTCGCTGGCCGGTATCGACCCGCCCGGCCCTAGCGCGGTCTGGTCGCTCGCTGACGTAGCATCCGCGACAAGCGCGGAGCGAAGGTTCGCGTACGTGATCGGCAGCAGCTGCGTGAGGCTCTCGCCCAGCACGCTCTGGTCTGATACCGCGTCGACCGTGACGTTGACATGGATCGGATCGGAGAACTGGCTGGTGTAGATCTGCGATGCGGCTATCCATGCGTTCTTTGCCGCTGTTGCGCTGGACCCGAAGAACGTCGTGAAGTTCGTTGTGAAGGCCGGCGTGATGATCAAGGCGTGCCCCTCACTGGCTTTTGAACTCCGCTAGCCGCGCGGACCACGTGATCAGGAAAACGCCGGGGATCGTCGGCGCGGCATCACCCCCCGTCGCGATCAGATAGAAGATCGACGCTGTCGCCCCCGAGCCCGCCGTCGACGTCTCAGCCACCGCGATCGACCAGCCCGACGGAGTCGTCGGCACTGTCGTCGCACCCGCGCCCGTCACCCACATGATCAGCAGGTTGCCTGCGCTACGGCTCTGACCGGTCCCCCACGCGGGCGAAACGGGCTGGCTTTCAAACGAGGAGGTGACGACCGCCCCGACCGAACCGACGAGGGTGTAGGGCATCCGGCCTCCCTAAGTCAGAATGATGTGCCGGCCACCTGGATCGAGATCGAATCGCTGGAGTTGTTGACAGCTCCCGGTGGGATTGTGCGCCGCAGCCAGATCGCCTTATAGCTCCCCGGTGGCATATTGGTCCCCAGCGAGATGCCGGCACCCTGCGATGTCGGCGAGGAGAACGTGATCGCGGGCGTGGGTGCGACCGTGGTCAGCGGAGACGACGAAACGGCCGTTTGTCCCATCGGTGCCGAGTCGATCCCGATCGCTGCCGTCCCCTGCGCCGGTACCCCGTCGATCCATACCACCACCGACTGGAACGCGAACGTGCCGCCCGTGTTGTTCTTCAGATAGACGCAGGCGTAGGTCGTGATCCCGCTGGCCGCTTGTGTTGCTGTGATCCCGTCCCACACGTTGTTGAACGCGTTGGCGGGGATCGTCCCGTTGGCGATCGGACCGCCGAGCGACAGGTCGATCGCGAGGTTCTGCGCTCCCCCGCTGAGGTGATACTCGATCTCTGAGGTCAGGATCGTCGCCCGCTTTACAACCAGCTCCGAGGTTGCGGTCGCGTCGGCCACGGAGATGGACGTGGTTGGCGTAAACGGGATCGATTCGACGTACAGGCCGATCATGCAGGCCATCACGTAGTCCGTGGTGACCGACCCCTTGCGAAACGCGACCACCGGACCAGTCCCCAAGGTCACGGGCGGGTTGTAGACCGGCCCGGTCTTGAGCGTGACCCAGCCGGCGGGATACGTGCCCGCCTGCGCTGCTGGCGTCAGCCCCGTCGTCTCCGCTATGACCGGATTGGACGCAACCCGAAGGCCGTCCGTGTACTGGCCCGTGCTCGATGTGCTGCCGTGCGAGCAGATCCCCTGCACCAACGCCACCGTGTCCAGGGTGCCTACCCCACCGCCGCCCGAGGCTAGCGCTGTCGTGTACGCCCCCATGCTCGCCTGGTAGTTGTCGGTGGTGTTCGCGGTGTTGTCCTCGATCTGCGAGGTTGCAGAGCCCGCTCCCTGCGCCACCCCCACCGGGGGAGCGTTATCGACGGCAGCAAAAAGACCGACCGTGGCCTGAGCTCCATCGGTCGTGAACCCCGTGTTCCGGCTGTCGCTGACCGGCCGCAATAGCGCGATCTTGTTCGCCCCGCAAAACGTGTTCTGAGCGCTGCCGGTCGAATCGTTGAGCGCCAGCTCGTCATAGTTCCACGTGTTCGCCGACGCATTGTTCGTGTTCTCCCAGCCGAACACGATCTGCATCGCTGACGTGCTGAACGCGTCCGCTGCGCCCGTCCCGTAGTTCGACCCGCCGACCACCAGGCCACAGAACCCCGTCTGCGGGGTCAGGGAGATCTCAACAACCACCCACACACCCGTCGAGATCGTCGGCCCGTTGACCTGAACCGCGCCCGCCTGGTTTTGCACCTGCACCTGGTTCGCACTCGTGATCACCGCGTACGCCCCCAGACCCCCAGGCGTCTGGATCGACAAGGCCGGGAAGCTGGCAAGCGACCCCAGCTGCGCCGTCTGGGCATACACCGCAAGACGCGCGAAGTACGTCAAGGATGCGTTGCCGGTAAACGGCCACGCGAACTGTGCTTGGGCGTTCGCGCTCGCGCTGGTCGACGTGTACTTCACCGACGACCCACCACCATGAGCGAGCGTGCTATCGATCGAGAGCGTGTAGGTCCCGGTGTTCGTCGCCTGCGTGAAACCAGGGTCCTCGGGTGCGAGCGTGAACGTGGCGGGCGACCCAACCTCAAAGCCACACGTCAACAGTCGGGCCATGAAACCCCCGTTCAGCGCTTCGTCGCTACCCCGATCAGGCAGTACGGAGCAACCTCGTCGCGTTCAATCACACCCTCAAAGCCGGCCGCCGTCAACGTCTTGGCGAGCGTCTCGCCGGTCCAGCCGGTCCTGTGGCCCATCAGGGGATTGTCGTCCCACCGGGCGTTGCCATACAGGAAGTCCAACGTTCGGACCGACCCGGCTGCGCTCTGATGAAGCACGTCGGTCAACCGTCCCTCCAGGATCTCTGAGGCGAGCGCGGCCAGGTCGGGGACGATCACGAACAGCTCACCGCGTGGCCGAAGCACGCGCTGACATTCGCTGAGCACCTGCCGCGCGTCATCTTCGGTGAAGTGCTCCAGAACGCCACCGCAGTAGACCGCGTCAGCGTAGTCATCGCCAAACGCGAACTCCATGTCACGCAGATCAGCCACAATGTCGGGGTCAACGTAAGGATCGGAATCGACCCGCACTTCGTGCCATCCGTCCCAGCGTCCCGGTGGCAGCGGAGCACTGCCACACCCCAGGTTCAGAACTACGCTCACCATTAGCCCGGAGGAAAGATCTGTCCGTCCGGAGAAATGTGACCGCACATTATCGACGTGTCCACCAGAAATGGCCAGCGCTTCCGCGCATACTTGCCCCACCCGGACTTCTTCAAGTAGCCACCGTCGATGATCTTCGAGCACCACTCCAGGTCGCTGGTGCCGGTCGCGGTGTTGACGTCACCGGTCGGGCTGACCCAGGCTCGTGTCGGGGTTTGGAACACGTCGCGTGTCGTCTGGCCGGCCACCGTGTACTCAGTCGCGTCTTCCCACATCGCTCTCAGTAGCGCGCCGTGGACCAAAATGCAGCCAGTCGCGACCCCGTCACACCAGACTGGCTGACCCATCTTCCAGTCGGTGTATGACCCATTGCCTCGGCCTCTGTAGATGAGCGGCTCTGACGGAACACCCTTAGTGAAGTACAGACCACTTACTACTGGGGGGCCTTCCTTCATGTACTTACTCAGCTTGAGATACAGGTCCGGGGGCGGCAATGTGTCATCCTCGATCAGGAGCATGAACTCGAAGTCGCGGTTGATGACCTCTCGCACGATGAGATTCTGCGCATCCGCGACGGTGAAACGGATCGGAATGAACTCCGGGAGCATCTGAGTCATCGACACTGTCGACCAGTTCGGCGGGGTCATCAACCCACGCATCGCGGAATACCACTCGATCCGAACCGTCCCGCGTGTTGGGGTGCCGACCAGGATCCGGTTGGTGTAGCCAGGATCGTTTGAGTCCAGCATCACGATCTTGGTCTCCCGGATCGGCGTCCCCTCGGCCCCACCGTCGCTCTGCCCGGAATTGGTTCGTCTGACGTGTCCTCCGTTTGCCAACGTTTCGTCGGCAAGCTCCTCCAGCGTCTTCGTCACGACTTCCTCCTGTACTTGATCTCCCCGTTGTGATGCCAGTGCGGCTGGTCTAACCGCTTGCGCAACACGACTTCCATCATGCCTTCACCATGGTAAAGGTTCTGTTCAATGCGGAAGGGTGCCGGTTCGTAAAACCCGTAGAATCGCGATTCGTCCTCGGGGGCGAAATATCTCCAGGTGTCCTGGTTGCAGGGGTTTGCGTGGGTAGGGTCCTGGGCGTAGAAACGGTTAGTGCCATAGGGACATGCAATGGCGAGCTGCCCTTCGGGCTTGAGAATCCGCCAGCATTCATTCATCCAGTCGATGAAGTGTCCGTTGACCGGGTTGACGTGCTCGACCACGTGGGAGGCGATGATGGTGAGCACCGACTCGTCATCGAGCGGCCAGGGAAACTCGTCCCAGGAGTGGACGATATCCACCTCCGCGAACGCCTGGTGGTCCATGCCCACAGCGCCCGGCTGCGGATTTCTGCCACAGCCAACGTCGAGAATGATCCCGCGCTTGCTGGCGAACTTCTTCGCCAGCGCTGCGCTACGACCATTAGCAGACTGGGGCTTGGCGGCAACCTTGCGCTTTGCTGTTGCGCTCATGGCTGCTCTTCCGGGATCACGCCGGCACCGAACGTCGAGCTCTCACCCGGCGTCTCGATACCGACAGACACGTCCTCTGACGCCTGGGCGCCGTCGTGAAAGCCGTTGCCGCCCAACGGAGCGTCGGGATTATGGTGGGTCTGGAGATGACCGGCGACAGCGTCTGCATCGGGGAATGAGGTGCCGTGCTCTGTGCAGGCCCAGCGCCTGGTCTCGTTGAGCAGCCCGGCTGGCTGGTAGACGCCAACCTGGTGCTCGTGTAGGGACCACTCCTGGGAGACCAGGAGACGGATGGGGGTGATATCCAAGAGGTTTCTCCTCCGCTTGGTGGGTGGTTATGGTCCGAACGGGGCGTTCGTGAGCGTTGCCGCAACCGACTCGTAGGTCGGCCCGGCTGCTGGTGCCCCATGGAAGAGGGGCGAGGTGTATGACGCCCCGCTGTTGTTCCGGTAGTTGTTGATCTGAATCCAGTTGTTCCCGTTGTCGGTGCCCGGTTCAAGCGTTGGGTAATGCACCGTTGTGGTCCCGCAGCCCGTCAGCGTGCTTGTGTTCGAGCACGAGAAGGTCATGGGCTGACCATCCTTCCACAACTGAACCTCGCCCGTGGTTGCCGACGTGGAGAACACTACGTGCTCGATGAAATCGTGCCACTTGCCGTCAGCCGCTGGTACGGAGTCTCGCCACAGCGTTGTCCCGCCGCCGGACTGGCCGCTGACGTCGCCACCGTAGCCGAACACCACGCACCCCCCGTTGTTCTGGAATATGTCCAGGCCGATGGTAGGCGAGCCTTGCGAAACCCCGGACTGAGGGTTCCCGAACTGCTCATTGAAGTTCACGAGCGTACTATTGCTCGACCCGATGGAGCAAGGGAAAGTAGTAGGTACGAGAACAGGGATGCTGATGTATTGGTCTGACCCCGCCGCGATGAAGTGTGGGCTATCCCAATCCATCCGCTGCTCGCACTGATACGCGCACGTACTACTCCCAACCGTCATGTTCAGGACCGTCGCGCCGCTGCCGTTCGGATCAGTTTGGCACTGTAGGGTGCCGTTTCCGATAGCACTCGCACCCAGGTCCGGGCTGCGGTAGGGGTATTCCGTCGCGCTATTGCAGGTCGGCGTGAACGCGCCGCTCCAGTTCAGGCTGGGAGCCGCGGGGGTCAAGCCAAAGCTGGTGGCCATCGAGTTCGCGCTGGCGGCATTCCCCAGGAGCGGGAGTCCGAGCAGCTCCTCCGTGGTGCGCAGCAGCGAATAGTGGGTGTAGGTCGTCGCGCTCTTGACAGCGCTCGTGTTCCGGGAGATCACGGCCGTGTAGACGTGGTTGTCGGGTGGTGTGGTCGCGCCCTGCGTGTCATTCACGTTCGATTCGTCGAAGGTGACGAAGATCGCCATACTCCCCGACTGGTACTGCGGGGTTGCCATGATCGCCGGTATCTCGTTCGATAGCCACGTATCCCCTGTGCTCGGGCTGCTGTCGTGGTCGTCGTTGGTCTTGTTGGGCGTGATGAACACGAACTTCGGGTTGAACGCCGTAGACGAGAACGGGGCGGATGGCAACGTCTGCTCAAAACCCGATCCCAGGTCGGTGTAGTACTCGACCGGGTTGTGGTTTGAGTCGGTGTTGCCGGACTCCACATAGTTGACGGCGTTCCCGGAGCCGAGCTGGTGGAAGATGTTGTCCTGGGACTGGGGGCACGAGCTCGGGGAGCCGTCGCCGCCGAGGCAACTGTTCCACGGGACGCCGCTGGTCGCGGAGATGTAGTTGTCGGCGGAGAAGTGCCCGATCCCGTAGTAGTTGGTCGCCAGCCCGTAGGTGTTAGCGAGCTGCGTCTCATAGGACTGCGGGCCGTAGATGTTGCTGTAGTCGTTGTTCTCCATGGTGATCCAGACGACGTGCTGAATCGCTCCTGTCGAGCAGGCGGCCGTCGTGCCGGTCGTGGTAGCGGGCGTGCTGGTGTTCCCGGCCGCGTCGTTGGCTTCGATGCCAAGCTGATAGGTCGTGCCGCACGACAGGCCGGTGAACGTCAGGGTAAGACCGGAGGCAAACCCGAATCCGGTGGTGTTGAGGAACGCGTTGTAGCCCGTGATCGCGTCGGTGCCGCCGTTGTCGTTCGCAGCAGCCCATCCGAGCGTCAGGGTGGTCTGCGTGGAGCTCGTGACGCTCAAGCCAGTCGGGACACTAGGCGGGGTCGTGTCCGTACCGCCTGCCCCAACCCGAAGGTTGTGGGCGAACAGCCACGCGGTTAGATGGTCTGGATAGTCGATGTCTGCGCAGTCGACATATGTGCCCCCGACTGAGCAGTTCCCGGCCGAACCGGCAAACCAGGCGTGCCCGGCGTTAGGCACGAGAATGTTCTCCACCCGCGTGTGCCCGTTGGCATCGTTCCACTGCTCTTGGTTTCCGCCGTTCCCGCCAGGCAGGGTCGAAGTGCTCGTAGGATTCTGCAAGAACGGTTCCGAGGACACGGCACCATTCCCGGGTTGACAACCGTAGGTCATAGTCCAGCCGCTCGGATTGGCCGTATTGGTAGCTGAAGACATGCCGTAGGTCTGGAGCATGCCTGCCACATTGGTTGGCGTGTTCATCTCCGCCACTGTTCCGTCGCAGGACCCGACCACGGCCGAGAAGATCTGTGTGCTGAGCGCGGCTGTTTGGTCCGTGCCGGTCCCGTTGTTGGCGGCATAGTGCTTGCAGTTTGCCGACATCGTGGCCGGGTCGCCGAACGGTGGCAAGGCACCCTTCGTGCCGTCGGTGCCGGCCTCTCCTAGCGTGACGCCAGAGTTAGATCCACCACCAGCGAACACGTTCGGAGCCAGGCAGATCAGAGGCATTACTTCAGCGGCACCGGCGGACAGCCCTGATACGTAAATCTGGTTCGGGTCGATGGAATACTGGGTGTTCGCTTCAATGTTCTGGATGAGCGCAACCATCCAGCCCGCGTCCCACGGAGCGCCGTTCCCAGTCCCGGCTCCCAATATCTGGTTGGTGCCCCACCACGTCCAGCAGCCCAGCGAGTGGCCAGACCCGGCGGTTGGGGCCACCACCATCATCCCGTACTTCTCCGCCGCGTTCTCCCAGCCAAAGCCGCCATTAGCAACGTTCGTACTCGACTGAGTACAGCCGTGAAGCGACAGCATCAACGCCCGCTTCCCATTGACCACTGCCGGAGCGGGATTCTTCGGCCAGTACAGCTGGAAAGTCTGGGTTTCGCCGGCAGCGGTAAACGAGGACGATGACGTCCACGTCCCGGGGCCAGGCGTCAGCGTCGTAGACGTCCCCGTTGGCGTTGCGGATGCCGGGGGCGAAGACTGCCCGCTCGTATTCACCGGGGTCTGGTTATCGAACGCCGCGACGGTGTAGAAGTACTGGGTGCCGTTGGTCACGGAGGTATCCGTGAAGCTCGTCCCGGTCGATTGCGCAACCTGCGTGAACGGCCCGCTGGCGCTCGTGGACCGGTAGATGTTGTAGCCGGCCACGGACACGCCACCGCCCGAGCTATCGGTAGAAGCGTTCCAGCTCAGCGACACCTGTGCGTTGCCGGCCGTAGCGGCAAGCCCGGTCGGAACGGTCGGCGGGGATACCGTGCCGCTCGATTGAGTCCGGAGATTGTTGGCAAACAACCAGCCGGTCAGCCAATCGGGGTAGTCGGGGCCGGTGCAGTCGGTGTAGGTGCCGCCGTTGCTGCAGTTGCCGCCCGAACCCATAAACCAACGGTGGTCAGCCCCCGCCACCGTGATCTCTGCGACCCGGACATGCCCGTTGGCGTCCTTCCAGTCCTGGCCTAACCCTGGTGTGCCGCCGCTCGTAGTCGCGGGAAGCGTGAACGTGTCTGATGGGTTTTGCGTGTACCCCGGCGATCCGGTTTGGCAGCCAGTACCAGCACCCCAACTGTTCGTCGTATTGACGTCAGCACCCAGCCCAAAGACGCTCAACATGCCCGCCGTAAGAAGGGGGGTGTTGATCGCAGGCACTACTGAGTCGCACGTTCCCGCGATCGTAGAGAAGATCTGCGTCTTGAACGCCGCTGTCTGGTTGGTGCTCGTTCCGTTGTTCGCCGCGTAGTGGTTGCAGTTAGTCGTCACCGTCGAGGAGTTGGCCGGTGGTGAGGTGCCGAAACCCAGCGGCTGTCCCAGAGAGACGCCAGAGTTGGCTCCGCCACCCGCAATCAGGTTCGGAGCCAGGCACATCAGCAGCGGAACCTCAGCACCACCGGCCGATATTCCGGCGACATACACCTGATTGGGATCGATGTTCCACTGAGGATTAGCCAGCGCGTTCTTGATCAACTGCACCAGCCAACCGTTGTCCCACGTAAAGCCTGCCTCTGACCCACTGTTTAGTGTCTGGTCGGTGCCCCACCACGTGTAGCAACTGGGGTGCGCCTGATTCTTGTTGACAGAAGTGTTCGTACCCGTCTCATGCGCCCCGCTCGAAGTATGGATACTCGGCGCGAGAACCATCATCCCGTACTTCTCCGCCGCCGGCTCCCAGTTCTCGCCACCGTTGATGATGTCTCCTGAGGACGTGTAGGACCCGACCACGGTGCCCGCCGGGTTCTCTGCGTCCTGCGTGCAACCATGCAACGCGACCATCAGCGCCCGCTTGCCGTTGACCACCTGCGGGCTCGAGTTCTTGGGCCAATACGTCCAGTAGGACATCGTCTCGCCGCCGGCGTTGAGACTGGTCCCGCTATCCCACGTTCCCGGCCCCGGCGTCATCGTCGACACGGCCGGCGTCGCCGATACCGACCCAGACAGTGGGCTGACGTTCGGAGGCGTCTGGTTGTCGAACGCCGCTACCTCGTAAAAGTATTGCGTCCCGTTCGTCGGGGTCGTGTCCGTGAAATTGGTGCCCGTCGTTTGCGTTATCTGGTTGAACGGCCCGCCGCTGCTCGTCGCTCTAAAGACGCGGTAGCCGGCGACCGCCGCACCATGGCCGGCCGTATCCGTCGAAGCGTTCCACGTCAAAGCCACCTGCGCATTACCCGCCGTGGCGGTAAGCCCACCCGGGACAGACGGTGGCTGCGTAATCCTGGGCTGCGGGTCGGCCGCAGATGCAGCACTAGACGCCCCACTTGCGTTAGACGCCGTGACTATCGAGATCACTCGCCCACCGTTAGCAACATCGCTGGCCTGCAACTGGTAGGTCGGAGAAGTCGCCCCGCTGACGGTCAGGCCACGCCGGACACCACCCCGCCGAGCGTTGCGTCGGGCGTGCCCGACGCTGCCGCTGCTCGGGTTCCCGACCCACGCCCAGTTGATATAGACGTGGCCGCTGCTCCCGGTACCGCCGTTAGCCAGCGGCTGAAGCTGGAGCTGCCAGCGCTCCGGCTGGGACCACACCTGGTTCGTGCTCGTCCCGATCAGGTTGCCGTCGACGAAGTAGGACCGGAAGCCAGGACCCCAGGTCTGCGTGTAGACGTGCCACTGGGTCAGGTCGATCGTCGGCGTCGAGTAGAAGTCCTGGCTGCTGGTACCGAAGTGCGCGAAGGCGCTCATCGACGTGGCGTTGAAGTTCCCCTCGGGGAAGTCTGACTCGGCCGCCGGCCCGTTGGAATCAGCCGACGGCCATAGCAGGACGGCCTGTTTGAAGTCATTGAGGTTGGAGCCCGCATCCGGCGCGACCTTCTCGCACATCGACCACGCCCCATAGGTCTGATAGCGATTGCCGCCAGGGAGGGGGGACATGTTTGCGGCGACGTCATTGTGCAGGTTGAAGTCCATGACGCCGTCGTGGACGCTCATGACCGTGGACGGCTGGTAGGCCGTGGTAACGCCGTTAGCCCCCCACCCGTCGGGATAGCTAGTCCAGCCCATCCCCTGATCGCCGGTATACACCGGAGCCGTGTCGTTGCCGTTGGTCCAGGCTGTTCCGCTTGCCTGAGCCTTGGTAAACGTATCCCAGCCCTCGCGGGCATAGGAGGTAGACCCGAACGTCGCCAACGTCCCAGGGACCGTCTGCCCGCAGGACCCCAAGCTGTTGGAAGCCCCCGTGATCGGATGGCAGTTGATCCCGTTCGCATCACACGCCTCCCACGCATAGTTGAACGAGGTCGGCGAATTGGACCACGTCCCGTTCGACGTCGAAATCGTGTCCCCGGCCGAATACGCTCCCGCACTCGTCGTATCCGTCTGCACCGGAATCGACACGTTGACGGGCGTCCCGGTCGGCTGCGTAGACCCGCACACCGAAAGGCTCTGGGAGTTCTGCGTAGACGTCCCGAACGAGGCCGACGGCCCGGACGTGTACGTGTTCGGGTTGAAATCCGTGCTGCCCAGCGTCCCATTCGAGTAGGCGTAGTTGACCGCAGCCGTGCCGCCCGTGATCGGCCCCACCCACACCGGAGCGCCGGACGTGACCGCAATCGACGTCGGGAACGTGAACGTCACGTAGCCGCCGCTGATCGTGTTCGGCTCAGAGATCTCGTCTGAGACGCCCAGCAGCGCCCCAGGCCCACCACTAGACCCCGTGGTGTCATAGACCGCCATCCGGAAGTTCTCGGTGCCCGCCGTGCTGCTCCCCGTCAGATACTCCGATACGGTCGTCAACTGCCCCGACGAGTTCGGCGTGATCTGCACCGCCCGCTTCTGATCAACCGGAAACGGCGTGGTACTGACCGACGTTCCCTGCGTACTGTTGCCGAACGTGCAGCCCCGGAAGGCCTGAGATTGCACGACCCCGGTTGGTGTCGAAGGCTGCGAAGCCGTCAACCCGCCGCTGAACGTCGCCGTCACCACGACCACGATCGCGAAGCCCGCGTCCGAGCTCTGCACCGTGTACGCCGCCCCCGTCGCGTTCACGATCGGCTGGCAGCTCCGTCCCGCCGCATTGCAATCAAACCACTGATAGGCATAGGAGAGCGGGGTTTGCGACCAGTTTCCCTGGCTGGCATCGAACAGCTCGCCCACCACGGGTCCGGCCACTGAGCCGAACCGCACCCCGGCGTAGGACACGAACTGCTGCCTGCCGATCGGCGAAACCCCGTGGCGACCGACCACCGGCCCGACGGTGCTATGAGGGGAGACGTAGTGCGACGTCAGACCAGCAACGACGAGACCCGCGATCGCCAGCATGATCGCGACCCAATGCACAACGTGAGCCGGCAGCTTCATCCATGTCCCCTCTCTGCAGCACCCAAAGCCAGGGGCACCGCCGGTCCTTGGCAGTGCCCCGCTATCGAATCGCTACTGCCGCGCTACGGTGTGCCGTCAGGATCCAGCCCGTTATCGAGCAAGAGTCCACGCAGACGGAAGTTCTCCGCCCGCAAAACTTCGGTTTCGGCGCGCAACGAGTCAGCGTCCCGGCCGTCTGCGAAGTGATCGGCGATGTGCTGCCCAGCCTGAAGAACACGGAGGTTCTCCGGCCGGTTGTCGTGCCTGATCCGGTTGATGTGATGCACGACCTCGCCCGGCTCCAATAGCCGGCCGAGCTTTTCCTCCGCCACCAGGATGTGCTCAAACACCCAGTCCCTGCTGGTAGCGCGTGGATGGTCGGGTGAGTGGACCGTGACATAACCAGCTGACGTGGTGTGCCGCCCGCCCTTCCAGTTGCCGGCGTTCTCTCCAGAGCGCCCATCCGGGAACTTCTTGCGAAGGCCGGCCTTGATGGCCTCGGATCTAGTGCCGGTGCTCAATCCGTACTTCTTCAGGTAATGACTGACTGCGCCGGGCGTAGTGTTGAGGTCTCGCGCGATATCCGTGACCGTCTGGTAATCCGCGCGCGCGGCTAGCGCGACCCTGTCTTCCAGTTCCGCGGCCGCCGGTCGACGTCCGCGGATGCGCTCGATGCCGTGCTTTCTCAGCGCCCGGTAAACCGCGTGCTTGTTGCAGCCAACCTCGGCTGCTATCTCGCCCGCTGTCTTGCGTTCCGTGACGTAGCGCTGGTAAAGCCAGTCGCGGTCATTGAGTTGTGGGTAGATGGATTTGATCATCCACCCAGCCTAGCACACTATTCAGAAGGATGCACCTGCACACTTAGCTGAAACTCAAAGTGTAAGTTGCATTAACATTCTGGTTCGTCGCGCAAGTGCTGCTGGCGTAGGTGTTTCCGGCGAACAGGTTGGACCCGGATGAGGCCGCGTACAGGCCGATGTTGCTGATGTTCGACGAGCCGGCGAGGAACGAGTTGGCCGAGCTGAACGTGGCGGTGAACTGGACGGACTTGGAGGTGCTCGAGGAGGCGGCGGTGACGGCGGTGCGCTTGGTGGATGCGCTGATTTCGCCGTTGAGGGCTGTGTCGGAGGTTCCGGGTGCGGTGCCGGTGCCGAGGGCCATGAACCCGACCTGGGACGATCCGGCGATGGCGCCGAGGGTTTCGCACAGGAACGCGTTGAAGCCCTGGGTGACGATCTGGTTCTTCTGCCAGCCGGAGTCGCCTAGGACCTTTCCGTCTTCGGTGAGATGAACGCGGTACATGCCTTTGACGTTGACGCCGTCTTGGGGCGGGGTGAGCTTTTTGGCCATTTGGGTGGTTCTCCTTGCTAAATGAACGCGATCGTCAACGGTGCGGCTTGTGCCCCGGAGGCGTTGAGGATCAGGGTGGATGGTGCGACGAGCGGGAACGGGTAGATCGTGGGGTTCCCGGTTCCGTTGATCGGCATGCCGGCGTCGCTGCTGTTTAGGTTTGTGCGGAGCGTCAGGGTGACGGCGCCGTTGGTGGGTCCTTGGATCCATACGGCGACGGCGCCGGCGGGGACGGCGAAGGTGTTGTCGCCGATTCCGAGGCTGGCGGCGAGGGTTTCGCCGACGACTTGGGTTCCGACGATGCTGATGGGACCGAAGATCCGTTCGCCGGTTGCTTCGCTGGCGGACAGGCCTGTGACCGTGAAGGTTCCTGCCATGTTATTTCCCTTGGGTTTGGAGGTCTTCGATCTCGGCCTGGGTGCAGTCTTCGCAGCGGTCGGCGATGTTGCCGTGCTCGCACCGGGGTTTGGGGGGACGTCCGGCGCGTTTCTTGGGAGCCTCGGCCTGCTCAGAAGCAGCGGCTTGAGCGACGGCGGCCTGTGCTGTCTTCGGCTTGGATAGCAGCGTCGCCTCTGACGGAACACCCAGCCGGAGCAGGTCGGCGGTCAGCGAGCGCTCGACACCGCGGTCGCCTCGTGCTCTCGCTCGGTCGCGCTCATTGATGAACATCCTCACGCGAGGGTGCATCACGAAGCTCCTTTGCTCATCGCCTTGACGGTCACCGGACGCAGGATGAGACGGTCAACAGCCACTCCGTTCGCGTTCGCGTTGTAGTCGGCCAGCTCTACGCGCTCTAGACGTGCAGAGATCTGCAAGCCCGCATCAGTCTGGGTGCCGTCGTTCCTGTTCATGTGCGCTTCGGTTACCAGAAGCTCGCGACCAACGTGTTGGGTGAACTCAACAATGGAGTTGACGTTCCGGTCATCACGGAACCGTTCGACGGTGAACTCCGACCACTTCGTCCAGCCTCTAGCGGTCTCGCGGGCGAGCCCGCGCGCCCCAGCCCAAGGCGTGGGGTCAAAGTCGCCAACCGTGACGTACATCTGGTCCTCTCGTACGAGAGTCATCTTCACTGCTCCTCTGGTCGGATCAGGGCGATGACATCCGTGTGCCAGATCGGTTCGCCCATGAGCTTGCTCGTGCTGGTGATGAAATCCAGGTCGCCTTCATAGCGCGCAGACCAGGTCCCCAGCTTCTCGTACACGCGCGGCACGACGACGATCTGGGTCGAGACATTTCCTGGGGCGATCTCCGGCTTGACCCAGATCTCGTACGGCCCGCTTCCGTCACCATCGTCGAGCGACGGGAAGATGTAGTGGCGCGGGGGGTAGCGCATCTTGAACATGTGCATCCGCGACGGATCCTGGGCTACGCCTGCACGTACCGCGTCGAACGCTCCCGGCAGATAAAGGTCGTCATCGTCCAGGAACATGAGATGCGAGCCGCGGGCGCGTAGCATCATCCGGTTCCGCGCTTCGTTCCCATAGGGTGCGTCGTCGTTGCAGTCGACAATCAGCTCGTCGCCGGGGCTCAGCTGGCTGCCGATGGATTGCAGGGTGCGAGCCAGGGTCGGCCGGCCAGAGGATGCGACGAGCACCGACAGTCTCATCCCTCACCCCCCCGTTTAGGCGTCGCTGTAAGAGCGAACTGCCAAGGATCGCGGCCCACTACCGGCCAGTCGTCTGATACGTCTTCGATATCCAGCAAGTGCGCGTCGAACAGTTCCTCTACGTACCGGAGCGTCAGCGCCCCGGTGGGAACCCAAAGGTGCTCATCCCCCGGCCACCGCTTTCCCCCATGTCGGACCCCGTCTTCCAGTAGCGGTTCGTAGCGCATCGTCAGGTCAATATCGGGACCAACGACGACGAGCTCGCCGGTGGGAGCTAGGACGCGGTGGATCTCGCTGAGCGCTCTAGGCAGGTCGGTGGTGGCGACGTGTTCGAGCACGTGACCGCAATACACCTGCTGTGCGGACCCGGTGTCGAAGGGCATGTCAAGGACGGAGCAGATGGCATCCGGCCGTGGCCCATCTTGGTGAAGGTCTGTGTTGGTCCACCCCGGGGCGTAGTGCTGCCCGCACCCGATGTTCAGTCTCATACCTCAATCATGCGAGCGTCAACGCGTAGCGCAGCACTTGGTCCCAGTGCTGCCAGTTGTTCGCGATCGAGTACTGCTCGGCGATCGTGCGGTTGCGTTCACTCTCGGCAGCGTGAACGTCGGGGTCCTGGAGCTCGTTGAGATGCCGCCACCAGTCGCCCGGTTTCTTCACCAGCCGGCGAGCCTGAAGCTCTCGGTAGGCGGGATGGTCAGACGCGATGAACGGGATCCCCCGCGCACACGCCTCGAGCGATTTAACCCACGACTTGGCTAAGCCAAAGGACGAGTTCTCGATCGGGCACAGCGCGGTCCGCAATGGACGCCACAGCGACGGGTAGGAGCCAATCTCGACCGCGGGGTTCACGGTCACGTTGCCGTAGCCAAGGATGGCTGATGCTGACTTGTCGGCATTCATGTGCCCGCCGTGGTAGAACGTTTCGTTGTGCTGGGCCAGCCAGGGGATGATCGGCCGCAACAGCTGCAGGTCGGCTCCCCGCCACCGATTCGCGCCAACCCAACCGATATACCGTCCCGGCTTACGGGGCTTCCAGTCATCCAGGTTGATGTAGTTGCGGACCGTTTCCACCGGGGGTCCCCAGCGAGCCAGAGCATTCGCCAGCCACGGGGTCGCGACGGTGATCAGGGTCGACGCCTTGATCGTGTCGCGATAGTGGTCGCGGTTGAAGCTGGCGTGAGCGACGGGATCGGTGCCCCGGTTGGCGACATGGCCCTTGGGGATCGCCCAGTAGTAGTCGTCGACATCGTTGATGATCACCTGCCCCGTCGACCGGGCCTTGCGGATCCAGCCGGCGGTGTCGTCAGACATCCACTGGCGCCAGATCACGATCTCGCGGTCTGACCACCACGTCCCGTGCTGATCACGGATCGACATCGTCCCATCCGCTTTGAACCCCACCGCTCGAGCCAGCATCACGTCATGGCCCTGCTTCTTCAGCTCGGCTGCGGGGACGATCAGCCGCCAGTAGTCAGACCCGCCGATCTGGATGTCCTGAGCCTGGTTGGCCCACGCGTGGCTGAAGATCGCGATGCGTAGCCCCCCGGCGCGCCCCGGGGAGGAGAGGGAGGCAGAGCGCAACCGGGGAGCTATCTGTTCCGGTGCCGCGGACGACCCCGAAGTCTTCATGCCCATGGATGGTGGTCAACCCACGGGTAATGCCAGTGATGCTTGAAACCAGCTGCCCGCAAGTTGTTCCCCAGGCCATCACACATATACGTCCAATGCCAGGAGTCCCGAGGGATCGAACGCATAGCATCGGGAACCGCTTCGATGATCTCCTTGCGAAAGCGCGTGCAGCCGAGCGCGTTACGCCAAGCCTCCATGCACTCCACATGGCAGATGTTGGAGTACCCGAAAACACACCACGGCTCGGGACACTCCTCGAAAGCCTTCACCACATCTGGCCTGCAGATGATGTCGTGCTCCATCACAGCGAAGGTTTCCCCCCGGTCCCAAAGGTCCAGCATCGCGCCGTAGTACGCATCCACGGACGAGTTGACACCAACCCAAATCGCGTCGCGCGGTGCGCTCTCAACCGCGAGAGGATGAAGGAAGGTATAGGGCACATACCAGGCGACCTCGCCCTTGCGAGCTTCAGGCGCCGGCGGCTCCAACAGCCCCTCGTACTTCGGATGGGAAACGATCACCATCCTGTTCCCAGCAGGCCGCTCGACTACTTCTAGGTAATAACCTTCTTTCAGCAGCGCGCTACTCATTGGCTCCTCGTTGGGTAGATAGCGGCCCCCGAGCGCAGAAGCGCCCAAGGAGGCCACTTATCTTGGTCAATCAGGTCAGGATGACGATCGGCGGGTTCGCGATGTTCGTGATCGCCGCCATGGTCGCAGGAGCAGTTGCTGCCGCTCCCGTGAACGAAGCCGCCGACTGTGGCCCGTTCGTGTACCAAGCGTAGTTCGCGACCACCGTCGCCCGCAGCACCGATTCCACCGCCGTAGCGGTAGTGCAAAACGCGGCATACACCCAGCCGAACGGCGCGTTCGTCGCTGTGATCACCTGCGGCGTTGCCAGCGTGTACGAGAGCAAGGTCGATGCCGTGATCGCAGCGGTGGTCGTATCCGTGCTCTGCCCCATCAGCGCCGGGATGGTAATCCCGGAATAGAGCGCTGCCCACTGATGAGTGGGTGTAGACGACGCCGTAGCCGCGCCGACGAGCACGCTCACCTTCGTGATGGTGTCCCCCGCAACAACCGGGATGGGAACCGCAATGCCCAGCCCCGAGGTAAGGCCGGTCGCGCTATCGACCAGACCGTTGAGTCCGGTCAGGTAGAGGTTGCTGCGAGCCGCGAGGTTCGGCTGGGCGACCTGGGTCGTTCCGTTGAGGAACGCTGTTACGGGATTGCTCGTCGCGTATCCCGCCGAGACAAGATCAGGTCCTGTTTGAGGCATTAGTTTCTCCTTTCCGACCCAAGGCCGGAGTCAAGCGAGGGGGCCGACAACAGGCCGGCCCCCTCAGGTCGGTTTGGATCAGAAGTTGCCGCCGCCGGCGCCGCTGAACGTCTGCGGCTGACCGAACGACGCGCCGAAGCCGAGCGTGATCGACACGCCGTACCGCGCCAGGAACGCCACGTATCCGTACACCTGGAAGCGGAGCTCCAGTGTGCCGCTGAGTACCTCAGCCAGGACACGGGTCCTGAGGTCGCCCTCGAACAGCCACAGGTCGTCCCAGATCGCACCAATGACGATGTCCTTGGTGCCACCACCGGCCACACCAGTCCCGTCGTCCGTGATCGGCACATTGCCGTCGATGTAGACGTTGGGGCCGTACGGCAGTCGGCCGGCGAAACCCTCGTAGGGAGCCGGGTCGATCTCGACCTCCTGCGCGTTCATGGGACCGAACGGAGAACCGTCGATGCCCAGTGGGCGACCGAAGGCATCCAGGCCCGTCACAGACCAGAAGTGACGGCGCGGGTGCATGAGCAGGTTGAAGTCCGTCAGGTTGAACCTGTTGTAGGACGTCTTCGACGTTAGAGCGCCGAGGAACTGGTAGAACTCCGACTGGGCTGGAACATACGGCGACGATGCCGCGTTCTGTCCCATGGTGGCAACCGAAGCCGTCACCGTGGTGGCACCCCAGTTAGCCGCCGGGTAGATACCAACCACCTGGCCGCCCGAGAGCGGGGCACCAACGCCCGACCCCTGAATCACCTGCAGATCGAGCTGCTTGTTGTAGTCAGCAATGAGGTCGGTCATCAGGACCCGGTCGAGGATCTGCCCCGGTGACTGCTCGATGAGCTGGATCGGAACGTCTTCGTTTCCGGCGATCGTCTTGACATTCGCCTGCTGGAACGTGTCACTGAAGTCCCTGCTGGTCACAGGAGCGGCGTCAGCGGTCTGGATACCCGTCAGTGTCGGCGTGAGCAGACGCGGGATGTTGATGGAGTCCGTGCCCTCAGGCAACGGCATCTGGCGGCACAATCCAGCTGCCACCCTGCCCGGACGCAATGCCGGGATATATTCGTCCACAAGCCACAAGGGCGGTATGGCATACGAGTTGTTACTCCATGTAGTAATTCGCCCTACATGGGGCCAGGTCATTTCTGCCTGACTCTGCATCCTTGCCGTAGATGCAGACCCGACTGTAACTTCTTCTGGCAGCAATTCCGAAATACACAGTTCCGGGTGCTTATGCCAGAGCCTCACGTTCAGTCTGTACGGACTCTCCCTGTGCGGGTTGCCTCGGTATTCCCCTTTGAGTACGGCCGGGGTTCACCGATACGGTGAGGTTTTCTAGCGTAAAGTCGCCTCTACGCGGCGGCCAGCGTCAACAAACCGCCCTGTCCAACGATCCGGCTGGGAGCACGGGTTTCCTGCAGGTCGTACTGAAGCCGCATCGACTCCAGCTGCGCCTGCCGTGTGAACGGCGACTCCGACAGCTCGCCCCTGCCGAGACGATGGCGGGACCGGAGCTCTGACTCCGCGTTCTCGACCTGACGCTCAGCGTCGCGCTTGCGTGACGCCCAGCGGTCGGGCATGACGTCGCCCATCATCTTCGCGTGGCGTTCCAGCCGGTCCCGGTAGCCCTCCAGCTTGGCGTTCGGGACTGACCGCACTTCCTGATTCTGGTGAGCGGCCAGGTCCAGGAAGTAGCTGTGCTGTCCCTGGTTGTCCTGGCGGTACACCATCGGTTCGCGCTGGCTTTCGAGCTTCTCGAACGAGACGCCTCGTGAAGAGCGCTGAGCGACTGCCAGGGAGTCCGCGAGGGTCTCCTCCTGCTCAACACGGGTCTTCAGGGTACGCAGCTCGCCGAGCCTGCTGTCCAGGTCGCGGTTGAACTTCGTTTCCGCCTCGGCGAACGTTGCGCGTTCCTCGTCGGTCGGGTGCTTGGTTTCGTCCGTGTCGGCGGACCGGGTGTCGAACGTTTCGCGTTCGCTTCGGCGTGCCTCCAGCATGGGCTGAATTTCAGCCACGAGGGTGTCGTGCCGGGAGCGAAGCTCCGCGAGGACGTCCTGCTTGTCCTTGGGGTCCATTGCCCCTCCTTCTGTGGGGGTGTTTGGGTCCCGGTACGACGTCTGGCCGGCTGGCGGGACGCGTCTGCGGGGGTTAGTGCCTGCCTGTAAAGAGAGAGAAAAAGTTCGGGGTTAGCCACACACTCTCATACGTCATAGTTTTGTTACCCGAACGACGAGAGGCTCCTGCTCATTCGTCGAGCACCCAACGAAAGAGGCCTCTCATGAGGACGACCCGAATCACCATCCAGGCCATCATCCTGGTAACCCTACTGGCCCTTTTGACAGGTGCCGCCGTGCAAAGTATCGCTGCCACGGCGGCGCGCGCGGCCACCCTCCCGAACGCGTTCCCGCACATGACGGTCTCGCCTAGCTACGGCGCGCCGGGAACGCCGGTCACGATCTACGGGAAGGCAAACGCATCCAGTGGGCAGACCGCTGAACTGTTCTTCGCCTACACAGACAAGAAGTTTGCCTTCCAGACCGACTACGTAGACCTCGGGGTCAAGATTGTCTTCATCGGCTGCTCCTCGTGTGCGTATGACATCTCCACGAGGGTCCCGGCCGATGCGCCGGCAGGACAGGGGTCGTTCGTTGTAGGGAACCCCATCACCGAGTTCGCTTCGGGCAACTTCTACGTCCTGCCATCGTTTACCCCACCACCGACCCCGAGCCCAACCCCGGCGCCGAGGCCAAGTCCGAGCCCGACGCCGTTCCCGCCGTTCCACTTCCCGCCGTTCGTCGGTGGGTCATGAGGCGCTTAGGCATCTTGCTGGCATCCACCGTCGCTATCGCGGCCTGTGGCGGTAGCGCCACCACGTCGTACCCCGCCAACGTGCAGACCAACTTTCTGAACGCCTGCGAAATGAAAGCGGGGGTGGCCGCTTGCGATTGCACGCTCAGTCACATCGAGCAGCATGTGTCCCTCGGCGATTACCAGATTGGCGAGCAAAATATCGCGAGTGGCGTGCCTCAGTGGCTCGACACTGCCGTGCGCAGCTGCGCTAGCACCCACTAGAACCCGGACTGCACCACCATGCCGGTACCGGTCAGGTATCCCACCGATGCCGGCTGACGCAGGAGAGCTGCCACGTATCTGCGCATCTGGATTCGGACCATCAGCGACCCCGAAATCGCTTCGGTCATGATCCCCACGCCGGCACTCGGGTCCCGGGAGCCGGTGTTGCGCGCCAGGTTCTCCACCCCCATCTTGCGGTCTGACTCCAAGATAAGCCAATCCGACGGCCGGCAGGCCACCACAATGTCCTGATTGGTGTTGACCGTCGTGGGGATAGCGTCGTTCTGCCAGGCCGGATAGGCCAACAGGTCAAACGCGCCGGGTCCTGACTGGTTTGATAACGCGATCGGGAACTCCACATATCCCGAAGTGATCCAGGCACCCCGCGAGGTGGTCATCATCCAGATCTCGGGCTTGACCTTGCGGTTGTTGCCGATCGCCGCGATGACCTGCGCTACTGGGCCGCCCTGCCCACTCGTCTGGATCATCTTCGCCACCGTCGGCGTAGCGTCGGTGTAGGCGACGATGTTGCCCGCCGGGATGCTCGTGTTGTTCAAGATCCCCAGCAACTGGTTGTTCCCGGACCCTTGTGGGGTTGCTGCACCGGTCCCGGTAAACAGCTGCTGCTCAAGCTTGTAGCCGTAGCGCGACTCCATGTTCGTAAACACCGCCCAGTCCAGGTGCGCGCCCTGCGGGGACTGTTCGAGCATCTGAAGCGGAACGTCGGCGTTACCGGCAATCGTGGTCACGGCCGAACTGACCGCTGCACCAAGCAGGTCCGTCGATGTCGTAGCCCCGCTGACCGGTGTGACACCAACGTCAGCGCCCGCGGTCCACCGGGGCAGGTTGACCGACTGCGCACCGATCGGCAGGTCAAAGCAGGGAGCCATGCTGGACAGCACCCGCTCGGGTGTGGGGACCGTGGCAAACCACTCCACGATCCACAGTGGGGGAGCACCATAGCCGCCGGCGCCGTTTGTCCAGGAGACTGCGCGCTGCTCAAGCTCGTAGCTGACTTCGTGGCTGAAGATCTGCCGGCGCCGGTCACGGATCGCCTTCATCTCCTGCTCGTGGCGCATCAGCCGTGCCCCGGCAGACACATAATCCCCGGACATCCGCTCATACGCCACCAGGTCAGCGATATAGCTGTAGTCATCACTCAGCGCGACGGCTCGTAGACCGTTGTGGCCACGGCGGTCGGGGACTAGCCGGGCTTCGTAGGTCAGCGGCTCGCGGCCGATGGTGATCTGCGGCGAACGTTGCTCCCTGTGCTTAGTGGCCAGCCTTTCGGCCTCGGCTTCTCGAAGCATCCTGGACTGATCTTCAAGCAGTTCGGCTACACGCTCGTTGGAGTGAATCAGTCGCTCTACCTGGTCGGGAGCTATGGTGTCCATGATCAGCCTCCCAGCGCCCGGAGCTCAGCCTCAAACTCCGTGTAGCGCGCCACTGGGATGACAAGCTCCTTGGGCTCCGGATCAGCTCGCCAATCTTCTGGGAGCAGGGCCATGGCCGTGGCTCCCAGTGCCTTAGCGCGCTTGATGATCCATGCCTTGGCGGCAGCCGGATCCTTCGCTCGACCGTATGCAGATATGGCATTTTTGAGGTCCGCGACGTTCCGAATCGGGAATGCTCCCCCTGGCATCGCTTGTTTCTTGTCGGCCAGGTTCTGGCGCTCCTTGTCGGAGAAGTCCTTGCGAGCATCCTCGTCGGCCGCCCAGTACTCCTCACCCTCGAACTTGACCGTCCGCTCGAAGATGGTCTCCCCACCCGTCTGGTAGTGGTAGATAAACCCGTCGGTGTCGGCGGACAGGTGGTCGAGTTGCTCTGACGTCGTGATCGTGTCGCCATCCTCATCGTCGTCGTCGTCGTCATCGTCATCGGGGTTAGGTACGCCCATCAGATCGGCCAGCAGTGGCTGAGCTTCGTCGACGGCAGCGTCGGCCTGCGCTACCAGATCGAGCACGTTGCGAAGCACGTCCATCGACTGAGAAGAGATCACCTTGCCAGCCCGCGCCTCGAGCAGCTCCACCGTAGCGTCCCTACCGTGACGCTTGAGATGATCGGCGACGAACTGGAACGCGAACTCGTGCAGAGAGCCGATCATCCCCTCGGCACCCCACTTGCGCAGCTCGGCGGTCGTCTCCTCTGACCGGATCATCGACAGGGTGTTAGATGCTGCCCCGAAGGTGACTATGGACACATCGCCTCGATGTAGCTCTGCGGAGCGAATCGTCCGTTGCGTGTAGTCGTCAGACCACTCGTCGTCGTTGCTTCTGAAGGCGAACGACATCTCCTTCAGATCCCCCCGGCGATATTTCGGCAACAAGCGGGCCACGTCTGGATCGGTGGGATCAAGCAAAGCGCGCACTTTCAAACCGTCATTGTCTTCAGAGAGCTGCAACGTCGGCTCTTGAGACCCGTCAGACAGCTTCACCGACCCGGTTGTACGAGCCAACGGCAGGTCGCTGTGCTCAGTTCTAAGCACAACATCGAGATCGGGGTTGTTCAGGGAGCGTTTGAACGCTCCCGGGGTGATCGTCTCTGAGTAGCGCCCGACTCGGTAAGCGCGGTTGAACAGCGAGGCGTAGCCAGTGAACTCCAGCAGCTTGACGTCCTGACCCGTGGTCTCGTCGCGATAGGTCAGGCCGGAAGTCCGCAGCTCGACCTCTTCCACGGGCAGCGTCCGGTGCTCCAGATCACCCTTCTTCGGGAGACGGGCCTTACGTGCCTCGATCGTGTTCGTCAGTTTCACGCGCAGCTTCTCCGGCTCGGTGCTCTTGGTCATGAGGGGCACCTCCACGGTGTCCGCTGTAGTCGATTTCCTGCGGTCATTCATCGGAGTGACCGTTGACGTATTCCGCCGGCTCTTCCAGTCGGAGAAGAATGTCGAGCAGATCCCCGCGCGACGGGTCCAGGAGCGCTTCGGTGACTTCCCGGCGGGTCGCCGGCACGCTCTTCTTCTGTACCGGGGTCTGACCTGCCGCAGCGGACCCGTTCGGGTTCGGATTGGATGTTGCCGCCAACGGTGATGGTTCGGTCTTGGGTGGCGGCTGAGGCTTCTTGAGATTGGTCAGCTGCTGCTTGGCGGTATCCACTTGGACGCCTGCCATGTCGAGCAGCTGCGTGTTGATCGGCATGAACGACTTCTGGCCGTCACCGTCGGGCAGGTTGGCCCAGTCAAACCAGTCGCGCACATCGTCGGCCTGGGCGGCGCCGGATGTCATCAACAATGCGGCGGCCTGCGCCCGCTCCAATGTCGCTCCGCGTTCGCGTGCTGTGGTGTCGAACAGGACGTACTGGCCTTCGGGATGGCAGGCGGTGAGTGCTTCCCTGCCGATCGACAAGTAGCCGACGAGCGTGTTGGTGAAGAACCCGCGTTCTTGCTGCTCGATGCCGCGGTAATCGACCCCAGCTGTTGTGGACCACGACGCCTTCGGCTAGGAAGGTGTGGTTTCCAGCAACAGAGAGGTCATAGACCGCCTCCTCTGTTTTGCCGACAACGATCCGGCGGACGCGCTGCAAGATGACCCCGGGCGTATGCCAGTTGGGATCCTCTTGCTCAATCCTGAACTGGTAGGTCGGGTCGCTTACACGCCGACCTGAGCTATGGCGTAGATGGACGCGGCCGACAGGGACGCCGACCTGCATGCACAGATGGCGTACGTCCTCCAGCAGCATCCGATGGCACGACGAGTAGATGATCCGCCCGTGCGCCATCGAGCCAGCCGCGTCGAGATAGCCGCGCAGAAACGCGAACTGCAGCTCACGGTTGAGACCGAACACCCAGGCCGGAACGCGCTTGGTGTGGGTGGCCTCGGCGGTGTCAACGTAGGCTCCGCCGAACTCGGTGTGATCGGACTCGTGCGCGATCTCGAAGCGGTTGTGGTCCTGAGAACCGTCGCCCGTGTACAGACCGCAGAACTCCATCGCTTCGACCGTCAACCGACGCCCGTTGGGCGCATGCTCACCATCGGTGTCGCCGAAGCCGTGGGGAACCATCAGATAGTCCCCAACGACGATCTCGTCAGCCCGAACCCAAACGTTCTCCCAACCACACTCCCCGGGCTGGCGACCAGCATCCCGACCAAAGTACCGGCGTACGGGAATGACGTGATTGGCGGTAGCACGGACAGTGCGGCCGATCGTCTCGATCGACAACAGCGGCTTGTGGCCGGTCATCTCCTGAGCGGTGACGGTCGCCGGTTCAATCCCGTGATCTCCGAGCGACCAGACCTCATCGCCCGCACGAACATCGACAATTGCCTTGGGACCGTCGGTCGTGAACACTTGCGCGTCGGCCGGTAGGCATGTCGTCTTATCCACAATGCCGACCATGTGCGGCGGCACCCGGAAGATCCGTCCGCAGATCTGCTGCTCTGAGAACCCCAGCGCCTCGAGCAACTGCGCATCGTTGGGAGAGATCGTGATCGGCTTGAACGTCGCGCTATCGGTCAGAATCGCGGGCAGGTTGGCTGCGCCCAGTCCCTGGTGCGCCGCGATCCAGGAGCGCATCATCTTGCGTGTCTCAGCGCGGTCTAGGTAGCCGGGAACCTCGATGACGCCCATCGGGTTCGCCGAGTTCAGGAAGAAGCTCTCGACGAAGCGCTGTTGGGCTACCGCGTTACCGAACGTCAAGGCCATCACCTGGATCGGGTTTAGGCCGATGATGTTTCCCGACGTGGACTGGTAGCGGACGTGAAAGACGTCCTGAAGCGGGATCTTGGCGCCGTAGAAGCGGTAGACGATCTCGCCGGACGCCTGGTCTCGCCACATCTGGACGGCGTCGTTGTGGATCGGCTTGATCTGAACCGGGAAGCCCTGCCCGTCGCGCTGGATGACCTGACCGTAGAAGTTGCCCCTGAGCGCCAGGGACCAGATGAACTGCGTCCACCAGTCCCGCCGGGAGATCTCCGCATAGGGCTTGAGAAGCAGAGGAGTCGGTTTCAGCAGCCCGGTTCCCTTGCGTGTCGGGCCGGTGCGCAGCTCGATCGGCAGCGACGAGACCGAGTCGGCGATGAGACCTACGCAACCGTAGACGGCGGCGATACCTTCGGCGGTCTGCTGTGTGACGGGAATGCCCGAAGCGTTCGCGCCGACCATTGATGGGGGTGGTGGTGTGGAGTCACCCCACGGCAGCCGGGGGTCGCCCGCACGCTGCTCCAGTCTGGCGATCGCCCGACGAGTAAACGACATCCCCTAAACCACCTCCTCTCAGCCGCCGTAGGTTTCGCGCTGCTTGCGGCCGTCCCCGCGCCTGGCCCGCCGGTCGGCCAGATCATGTGCGGCCTGCTCGGTGACCGGATCGATCTCGATCGGCGGGTGAGGGCCGTTGCCGTTGGTGTATTCGGGGTTGGGGATCCATCCCTCGCCGTGGCAGACAGGACAGAGATCACCGGCATTCAGTCCCGTGCACACATCACAGGGGATGAACTGGTCGGGGTGAGGCATGGTTGTGCCAGCGATGACGGCACCGTCCTCCCTGGCGAGCTGTTTGCGCCAGTAGTCGCGAATCCAGCCGAGTCCGCGCACCCCCTGGGCGTGAACCTCGGCGTCGTCGATGACGTGGCCGATGAACACGAGAAGCACCCCGGCGGTCAACAGGGCAGCGGGGGTACCTAAGAGCATCCCGACGGCGATTGAGATGAGCGCGAAGCCCACGAGCTGGGTGGACCGGGAGAGCAATTAGCCCTCCGCGTGCTTGCTGTAGGCGATGCTGATCCGCTCGTATTCGCGCACGAACTCTTCGTCGTTGCAAGTCGTGTAGAGCACGCGCTCGCAGATGAGCCAATCACCTTCAGCACAGCGCCTACGGGCCACTGGCGTATCAACGAACAGCGAGTGAGAGCTCGAGTCCCACTTGACCGTGCCGAAGCCCTCGGTAGCTTGAACGAAATCGTTGATGTCGTCCCAGTTGTGGCCCAACCAGCGGATCGCTTCAACCTCAACCGGCTTCTTGCGGTAGAGCATCAGCCGCTCGTAATCAGACCGGGGTCGATCGTCGCCGTGTATGAAGCCGGCTCAAACACGCTCTTGACGACGGCGCGAACGGTTGCGATGCCGTAGTCCGACGCGACCGCGATCGAGGCGTATCCCCCGACGGGGGTGTGGATGGTTGGCCGGGTGCTTGGTGCTGTCGCAACGCCCGAGTCGATGGCCGTGATGGAGACGGCGTCTCCGGTGGTGTTGGTCACGGTGTATGTCGCCATGTTCTATCTCCGGTCGGGCGGGGGCCAGGGGTGGGCGTGCGCGTGCACTGGCATCGGCACGTTGCGAAACTCCTGCTCGGGCTCGGGGCGAGTCTCGGGTTCGATCGCGTCCTCCGGAGTCATGAGCGGCTCGGTAGCGTCCTCTGGTGTCTGAAGGGAAGGTCGCCCTTCGGGAGTCTCTTGATCGGCTTGCGTGTCTTGCGGGGTGGTCTTCTTGGCCGCTTTCGGGGCACGCGCGCCGGTGGGCCGCTCGGTCATCGCCGCTGTGTTGCCGATCGGGCAGCAGGCCGGATCACGACCGTTGTCTTGGTTCCCGTGTCGTGCTCCAGGTTTGAGAGCGCGGGAACGCTGGTGTGGATGTCGAGATGCGTGGATGGGCGCTGGGTAGCGAGAACGTTCTCTCCGCTGTCCACGTAGGCTCCCATGTCGTCAGTTCCGGTAAGGGGCATTAATCAGTCCTTTTGTAGACGCCGATCACAGTCAGGGCCCGTACGCGGCGGTGAAGCTCTCGCGCGTAGGCGTGCCCGTCCATATCTTTGAGGCGGACGATGAGATAGCCGTCGGGAGTGAGGAGCGGCTCTTCTGGGTCGTCTGGGTCTTTCATCAGCCGACCGTTGCCAAGCTGGGTCAGGGCGCTCTCCAGGCTGTCTTCGTGGAGGGTGTCTATGACGAGATCGGTGATAGCCACGCTCGTCAACCTGTTTGGGGCGCCGTGCCGTTCTGGTCGTCGAGCCGCTTCTGCCACGCCTTGACCTCGGCCGGGAACCGCTCGCCGGAGTAGTCCGACCACTCGGCAGCTGGAATCGCAACTGCTGGATGCTCGATCTCGGTGACGTTCTCGCCGTCGTCGAGCACGAAGACAGGCTGAACGAGGACTTTGATGAGCCTGAGCTTGGCCATCGCTATTTCCAGGCCGGAACGAACACGGTTGAGCCGTCGCCGCTCATCATCTTCAGCCACGTGTACGGTGCTGTCGCTGTAACCGCAGGACAGTTTGCGCCGAGGGCTGCCGACCCGGCGCCGGTCGTGTTGTTTGAGACCTTGACCTGATGGTTGGCGGTGCCAAGCGCAATGACGTCCTGCGTGGTCGTCGACGCCGACGTATTGAGGTGATCGCGTCCGATTGCCACGGCACCGGCCGCCCCAGCCAGACATGCAACCCCTAGGGCTACTGCATTGTTGCCACCGACTTGTGAGTTGTATCCAACCGCGACCGAGTTGGTAACAGCACCCAGAGCGCTTGAGTTAGGTCCAGTTTGCGAACCGACCATAGTGTTGCCAGTTCCGGTCGTGATCTGCTGCCCTCCGACGCCGCCGCCTTGATAACCAGCGACCTGGCCGAAAGCGGTATTGTTGTTGCCGGTGGCGCCGTGTAATGCGTAGTAGCCGATCGCGGTCGGGCCGCCTGAGGACAATGTGCCCTGGGCGACCATTGACGAGAGCGAGTTGTATCCAACCGCCGTCAGGCCAATTGAGCCCGCGCTGGTGCCAGCCGCGTTACCACCAACCGCGACACAGTACCCATCGGTTGTGGCGTTGAAAAAGGCGTTGAGGCCGACCGCGACATTGTCGTGGGCGGTCGTGTTGCTGTAGTGGGCCTGATAGCCGACCGCCACGTTATTAGAACCGGAAGCCTGCACGCTGGTGCCCGGGCCGCCATGGAGGGCGTCGCCCCCAATGGCTGTGTTCAAGCCGCCTGAAAGGTTGTTGTACATCGCGCTGGCGCCGAGGGCAACATTTGTGTTGCCGCTCGTAGCCTGCCAGTTGGTGTGGTTCCCAACACACGTGTTCTCGACCCCGGCGACCAGCATCGCGTTGAGCGCGTCGAGACCGATCGCGACGCTGTAGCTGCCGCCGGCCTGCGAGGCAAGCGCACCATGACCAATCGCGATGTTTTCGCTGCCGGTCGTTTCGGCTGCGATTGCGCCCTGCCCGATCGCGATGTTGGTCAGGCCGGTAGTCAGCGCGGCTAGCGTGCCCGGCCCGACGCCTAGATTCCCGCCGCTGTTGGCGGTGGCCGAACTACTCATGGGCGGACCAGAGATGAGGTCGCCGTTGACGTCAACCGCCAGCAGCGTACTCGGTGTCGCACCCTGGACAGCCGCCCCGACCCCCGTCAGCGCCATCCAATTCGCGGCGTTGAACGAGGTACCCGACGTGAAGTTGGTCAGTGCTGCGTAGAGGTTGCCGTTGTAAAAGACAACCTGGCCCGTAACGTATGCGGTGTTCGGCTGCCAAGCCAATGAGTCCTCCCTGAGTTGAGAACGGCAGAGTTGATCTCTAGTAAGCCCCGAGCCACCAGCCGCGGGTACCGCCTGTGAGCGAGCCGTATTGGCTCCCGATGCCAAGCACGTCCGAGCGTCCGGCCTGGAGGAGCGTCGATTGCAGGCCACCGT